GCTCAATCGGTAACATACAGCATGGCTCTACTAGGAGTTTTGAGGGCTTTGGTAGTTACAGGAGCAGGGTTTACTAATGTTGGAATCACTTATCGGTCATGGTATTTACTGCCAAGATAAGGTTTACGAGATAATTGGTGTTACTGGTGGTGACGCTTACGAAAGCGGTGGACCAGAAGTCTTCGATGTCTTTGACCTTAGTAGCTATACATTCCTAGAGATAGAGAACAATACTATCACTGGCGATAAGGTAGTCAATGAGTATGAATGCTATGGTGTGTTTAAGCTCCGTACAGGGCTTGTACGCAACGATAGTGCTGAAAACGTTGAACAGGGTGCAACCTTGCATATACGACCAACAGAAGCCTTTGTGAAGCCTCAGGGTACTAATAGAGAACATCTAACCTTGACGCTAGTACCAAGTAACTTTGAATATGAGAGTTCGTCATGAAAACTAAAGTAACAATGAATGCTAACTGGACTAAAATCCAGACCGGTGAATGGCTAGACCTAGGAATGCTAGAAATGTCTAACGATATTGACAGACGCTCTAAGGCTCTAGCTCCTATTGATACCAGTGCTTTGGTGAACTCCAGCAAGGTTACTAAGGTTACTGACGGCTACAAGATTAGCTTTGGCTCTAGCCGAGTACCTTACGCTAGACGAAGGCATTTCGAAAATCGCAAGAATCCCCAAACTAAGGGCTATCTAGCCAGAGGTGCAGACTCAGTTGCTAGAGGTAATATCGGAAAGTACTTCAGGTTACCCTCATGATAATCCACAGCTTACTACAACAAATGCAGAATGACGGCTTTGGTACAGTTGGTACAGATTTACAAATAGGCGTGTTACCAGTCCTAGCTAACGGAAACCCACGTAACGGTATAGCAATAACCCCTAGAGGGGCAACTGTTACAAGGGTGCAGATAGAAATACAGTCGGTTGACTTCTATGCGAGGAATACAAACCCTTTACTGGCCAGTCAGACGGCACAAGAAATATTAGAGTACCTTAAAGAATCATTTGGCGATATATGTGAACTACCACCCCTGACAGGTGTAACAACTGAGTCATATAGGAATGTTACAATCACACCTACTAGCTCTGTTGAGTATGTAGGAGTTGACGATAACAACGGTACATCATTTGTTGTTAGTGGTGAAATAAGATACGAATTAAATAACTAAGAAAGGTTATAGAAATGGCACAAATCACAGACTTTAGTGCAGTACAAGGAAAGCTTGACATCACAATCTTCTACACAGCCTTGGACCAAGGTGTACGAATACCAGCTGAAATGCTAGTAGACGATATTGAAGTTGCTAATGGTGAAGAGCAGACTAGCACTGTTACTACCTTTGCAGGCGAAGAGAGCGAGCCAAACGGCACATACTCAAGCCCACAGATTAACTTTAATGTTAAATTGAATATGAAGGCTTTAAGAATGATCCAGCCTAACATATCTACAAACTCAACAGACCGTCCAACAGTTGCCGGTCAAACTATCTTTGGTGGTTCTGACTGTACTGTTACTGATGATGCTATCCTAATCGTACATCAGACATGTGGCGAGAACTCAGATAATTATCTACAATTTCCACGTGTTAAGTTGTCTAAGAACTTTGGTATGACTTTAAGCCCTGGTGAAGTGTTTACGCTACCATTCAGTGCTTATATACTACCAAGCTCACATCACAATGGTGCTTTGGCAATCTATGGTACTGGCGACCTAGACGAAGAGACATTGTTCAGCGACACTACTGGCGTATACGAGCTGTTAGGTAGCTCCTAGTAGATAGGGGGAAACCCCTATTCTGCTATACTAGATAAAAAGGAGCAACGATGTCAGAAGCAATAAAAATCAGTACAGGGAAATATAAGAAGTCAGGTAAAGTTGAGGTTGACGGTAAAGTCTGGACTGTAAACTTGCCAGGTGCTTCTACTGAGCTAAAGCTTGAACAAGCCCAGAGAAGGCTAACCCTACTAGATAAGAAGATTGAAGCTGGCGAGGCTACTGAATCAGACCTAGATAAATATGACGAGTTTGAAGAGGTTATCTATTCAACATTCTCACGCATATTCCAAGACGGCACTAAGGACAACTCCGAAGTAAAGGTTTGGATGGACGAAACTCCTATGGCAATTATCGCTATGGCATTAGAGGACATAAAGGCTCAAGCTAATGGACAAAAAGCCGAAACAGATACGCAATCTTCTTGATGAGATAGGTACTGAAGACCTAGCCAAGATTAAGGCTCATAGAGCCGACACCCAGGGAGCTATGCCAGTTGATACTGAATGGCTCATAATGGCTGAATGGTTAAGGTTAGCAGGCTGGGAGGGGTATATGGCAGTTAAGAGAGACGAAATATCTTTAGCCGAAGTGTTGACGTTGATAGAGGCTAACCGCAAACTTGAAGCACGTAGAATCTTTGAAGATATGCAATCTTCATTTGTTGGAGCTGTATCAGCACAGACCAAGAAACCTATCTCAACTTTCAAATCACTTACTAAGAACATTATTAAACGAACCAAGGTAGATGACTAATGGCAACACAAGTTGGACTAATTGAAGTTTTTGCGAGGATAGACACCTCTCAGTATAGGAGTGGCGAAAAAGAGATTGAAAAGTCTAATAGTAACATTGAAAAATCTGCCGATTCTACCTCTACAAAATCTAACAGTGCATTCAATTCTATTGCTAAAGTTGGATTAGCGGCAGTAGCGGCGGCTGCCGTCGCTGTTAGTGTAGCCATAACTAAGAATATCGGAAACGCTATTGATCGTATTGATACGTTAGTAGCCTTTCCTCGTGTTCTACAGGCTTTGGGAAGTACATCTAATGAAGCTGAAAACGCCACCAAGAAGCTAAGTGAATCGCTTAGAGGTCTGCCTACATCATTACAAGCAGGTGCTAAAGGTGTACAGGGATTAGTCACCTCTGGTCTTGACGTAAATAAAGCCACTGACGCATTCTTGGGACTTAACAACGCTCTACTTGTATCAGGTGGTGGTACAGCTCAAGCCGAGTCGGCTATGCTCCAGTTACAACAAGCTTTGTCTAGGGGCAGAATAGAAGGACAGGAATGGAACACTATAGCCTCAAGTATGCCAACTGTTCTACAGGCTCTAGGAAACGAAACAGGCAAGACAAAAGACGAGCTAAGGGAAATGTTTAGAACCGACCCTCAAGGGCTTATCGATAACATCATTCGGCTGAATAAAGACGGAGGTGGTGGGCTTGCTTCACTAGATGAGCAGGCTAGAGACGCAACTGGCGGTATTGGAACGGCTTTTGGCAACATGAATAACGCTATTACAAGAGGTATTGAAAGTATAGTCAAATCTATAGGTGACGGTGGTACTGACCAGGAGAAATTAGCATCTGGACAAAAGAAAATATCTGACGCTATAACCAGTGTAGGGAATGCTTTTGGTACTGCATTAGCACAAGTCGGACCATTCATAAACTTCATAATGAGAAACCAAGGAGTATTTGGAGCTTTTGCCTCTGCTATTGGTGCTATAGTAACAGTTATAACCTTATGGTACACAGCTGTGAAGCTCATCACTATAGCTCAGGCTATCCTTAATGCTGTCATGTCTGCCAACCCTATAGGTCTAATAGTTCTAGCTATAGTTGGACTAGTAGCAGCCATAATTTACCTATGGAATAATGTAGACGGATTCAGGCACTTCTTTATAGGTGCATGGGAGATGATAAAGGACGCTGCTGTAGCTGTGTTTGATTGGGCTAAGAATAACTGGCCACTAATTGTTGGGTTCTTGACTGGTCCTATAGGCTTGGCTGTAGCTCTAATCATTAAGAACTTTGATAAGATCAAACAGGCAGCACAAGCTGTTTGGAACTGGATTACAGGTGCATTCAGCACCATTGGCGAGATTGGTACAAGTATAGTTAAAGGGGCTGTTAATTCAGTTCTAGGCTTTGCAGAACGGACTATAAATGGCTTTATCAATATGATAAATGGTGCTTTGGACGCTATAAATAAAATTCCTGGCGTAAACATAGGCAAGATCGGCACTCTAAGCGTACCAAGACTTGCAGAGGGTGGAATAGTACCAGCTACTAGAGGCGGAGTATTAGCTAATATCGGTGAAGGTGGCGAGGCTGAAGCTGTTATACCGTTATCTAAACTGGATAAGATGATTAACGGCACAGGTGGGGCGAGTATAGAGGTAACCCAGAACATATATAATGAAGTAGACATGGATAGAGCCATGCGAGACTTAGCTTGGAGGATAGCCTACTAATGAGATTCGACTTTACTACTGACCAAACTAGCGTATCTATTGGACAGGGTACAGACTTTAGATTTTTGCCACCTATAGACGGCTTAGAAGTACCTCAGATACGAACATCAAGACAAAACTACTCAGGGCGAGACGGTGGGCGTGTAAATGCTCAATACTATTCACCAAGGCTTATAACCTTTCAGGGACATATAAATGAAGATACCTGCCAGAACCACGAACAGGCTCGTATAGACTTGCAAAAGGGCTTTCCTATACGTACACTCATAAATCTAGTAATCACCACGCCAGCAGGCGGTATGTATGTTACAGACGGTTATGTGCTAGACCTTAAGATGAACTTCGGAGCTAATCGGTACTCGCAATTCAAAATAGACTTTTTATGTCGTAGCGCTTACTTCTTAAGTTCCACCCAGAATTCTTTAGATATACAACGATTTACAGGTGGTGGTTTCATCTTACCTGTAATTCTACCGATAATCTTTGCTCCTGGTACTGGTGCTGTTAACGCTTCTAACAATGGCACTGAAACTGTCTATCCGTTGATAGAAATTTATGGCTCAGCTACTAACCCTGTTGTAACACATCTAGGCTCTGGTGAAGTTGTTGCTTTTAACCTAACTATGGCTGATTCAGACAAGATAGTTGTAGACATGAACGAACGAACTGCCACGCTGAACGGATCTTCTGTACTATCTCTACGGACATCTCAGTCAAGGTGGTGGGGTCTTAATACTGGTGCTAATATAATTCGTTTTGACACTGATACAAGTAGTGATACTGGCTATGCAAGAATAATCTGGAGGGACTCAGTCCTAACAATATAATGCTAGATACTCAGATATATGAAGTTGAGCTTTGGAGCAGACAGGGCGTACTTGTCGCAGATATATCTGTGTTAGTCAAAACGATGTCATTCACACAAGAACGAAATGCCTCGGAGTCTTTTGAAATGACACTAGACTTAGACGCTTTTGAAGATCTAGCTAGTAGTATTGGTACTATGCCAATGGTGATGTTAAACCCTTATAGAACCGATATAAAGGTGAAGCGAAGAGGTGTTTACCTATTTGGTGTACATGTCGTAGAAGTGAATACAGAATTAAACGAAGATGAATCCACTATAAGTATAAGAGCTGTCGGTTATCTTAATTTATTAAATGATAGGTTTATAACAAAATCTTACACTAATGAATATGAAACAGATATTATCCAAGACCTTATTAATGAAACCCAGAGTCAGACTAATGGCGATATTGGTATAACATTCGGTACTCAAGTCCAACTAGTCCAAAGAGATAGAATATACGAGAGACAGAATATTAAAGAGGCTATTATTAACTTGACTAAGCTAGTTACTGGTAACTTTGATTTTGCTTTTGACCATAACAAAGTCTTTTCTACTTATGAGATGATTGGCTCAGATAGAAGTATAGAATTAGAATTCACCTATCCTGGCAACATTAGACAGTTGACAGTGCCTCGTACAGGTATAAATCTTTTCAATAAGATATATGGGCTTGGTGCAGGGTTTGGTGATGATCAGGTGCAATCTTTACAAGCGGACACTGATTCACAGCTTGAATATGGCGTGCATGAAAGTATATACACCTGGAACTCAGTCATAGAACAGGCAACACTAGATCAAAACGCACAGGCTAGACTAATCTTAACTAAGAACATGCTGGAAATACCACAAATCAAAATTAGTGGTAGAGACTTCGATCTTAGTACCTATGGCATTGGTGATAGAGTAACGGTTCGAGTTCTCGATCATAATTTCTTGAATACAATTGATGGCGTGTATAGGATTGAACGCATAAGTGTTAGCATTGATGAAAACCAAGATGAAGATATAACACTGTTTTTCGATAACAATCAATTGGAGGCATTAAACGATGAGTAGATTAGACTATTTATCTGAGAACACACTTGTGGATCGTATTAAGTACCTGTCTCAACAGTTAGAAGAAATTAAGACTTTACAAACAGTTAATAGTGAGATAATCATACCTGTAACAGCTCAGTGGACTGGTAACTGGACCGATTCTAGTTCTTACGTCAATCTCGTACCTAGTAGAGGTGTGATAAACTTTGACGCCTATGCAAATTATTCTCTGTATTTTGAATGTCTGATGTTTACTGACGCTGGCACTGGTTATCTACGACTATACAATGACACAGACTCCACTGCTTTTGCTAGTAGTGAATTATCCACTACAGCTGTTGGTGAATCTAATGCAGTACTACTGAGAAGTGGAGAGCTTACTAAGCCTACAGGTATAAAGACTATCAGAATACAGGGCAAGCAAACAGGTGGAGCTGGTAAAAATGTCAACTGTATGATTGGTCGCATGGTATTCAAGATAGGTACTTAGAATTTGGTATAATTGTAATATGAAAGCAGGTAAATAAAATGTGTGCGAAGTTCTTACAATACAGAGATGGTGGAAAGACGGATGAAAAAGGTATCTCTACTCATCTCTATGGTTTATTCACTGGTGAAGTTATAAATGGCATGGCTGTATCTCAGAATAGTCCACTAGGTATGTCTGTGCTTGTCTCAGCCTCAACAATTTTATCTTATCCAACAATTACTTCTGGATTATCATATAATGGATTGTGATACACTTCCTAAATCCGGAATAGGTCTATCAACAGCAAATGTTGAATTGCCGGTGTCTCCAGAAATTACCTTGTACCACAATCCATTATATGATAATCCAGAAGTAATTGTTGGATAAGATAAAATTGTTGAGGCTGAG